TAATTAATTATATAATATATAAATATATTTTAATAATATCATGGTATATTTTCATTTTTATATACAATGCTTAAATCGTGTATAAAAACGTTTTTAATTTTATAATTTTCTCGGGGTAATATTTGGTAATTTACGTTTTCGTCCCGGGTATATAATATTTTTTTCTACTGATTGTAAAAGACTCTTTTTATTTTCAAGTTTACGTCTTTGTTTCTGTATCTGTATAAGTTCCGTTCGGAGTTGACCTTCACGTTCCCTCAATTTATTTAATTCGTTAATAATTTTACTTATTTGATTTTCTATAGTATTTATCTTTTTAGTTCTAGGTGTTTTATTACTATTAACCATTCTTCTTATCATACTCTAATATTTTTTTATATTTACAATTACCTTCTACCAATACGCGTAGGATTTGACGTTCGATTAAAAGCAGATGTAGGAGATGGTATAATTTCGTGTGAATCGTGATCCATGGAATTTGTATGTGGTATATGAGTATCTCGGGGTTGTAAAGATATACCACTCATAGACGGTGAATGTGTATTAAAAAGTAAAGATTCAATCATACCACGTGGTTGAATAAGGGCGGGTCTAGAAACTCGTTCAAAACGCGATACATTCGCACGTAAAAGTTCGCGTTTTTGTTCGACTATTTCGTGGCGTAAAGCCTCGTTATCTTCCAACAAGGAATAATATTCGTTTGTTAAATCGAGTAAATAACTATCACGTGCGACATCATTACCCATTAAATACAGTTTCTTAAGACTTTCACATATCTCTAAATATACACCCTCGGGTAAACATTCTTTATTTTCATCTATAAGAGACATCGTTTTTCGTATAGGATTGTTTGATGTCATTGTTTATATTATATATTATTAAAACTTATTTCTTTTTACTCGTTTTTTTGTTTTATTAGTTTATTTCTTCATCTTCACACATATCTGCCCAAGATGTTGTATTATTATTTTTATCTGGTTCGGTCACTACCGTATTAGTATTACTCGAAGCCTCATCTTCTTCAATAGCAAGACGTAGTCGTTCTTCCAAACTCATCTCAGCAATGGGTGCACCTTTAAACTTTGCATCGGGCATATCAGGATCCAAAACATCACCGTGTGAAATACATAGTGAACATGGGTCCTTTGGTATCTCACCGGGTGCATGATTATGCTTTGGGGGAGGATCCTTTTTCTTTTTAACAACTGGTCGTTTTTTACGAACGATAGGTTTTGGAATAACTTTACCACCGTCATTATTCGTTTCTATATTCTCCGAAGATTGAGGCTCAATACATGGTGGACATACAGTATCTGTATCTATAGATGATTTTTCATTAGACATGTTGGCGTGTTGTTTGCATGTATTACACCCCTCGATACAATATTTCTTACACTGATTACCCTTCTTCGTCATAAACGTACACTGAACTCGAGGTTCAATATTTTTAGGTTTAGGTTTACTACTCATTGATTCTATTTTATCCGTTAGAATTTTATTTGATTCAGTGAGTATTTCAACCTTTTCGGTTAACTGTTCAATTATTAGTGACATACTCGTCATTTTATCATTGTTACTAGAAATAACTTTATTAGTATCTCGAACGAGACTAAGTAAAATATTTTCAATAGATTCAGACATTTTTATTCCTTAATTATTTTTTGGTTTTTATTTTTAAATAGTTTGACTTAGGTATTCTTTAAGTTAAATTTTAATCGTCATTAATTATTAGAGCCACACCATCCATCTGCAACATCCCCACTGAACTTATTACAACAAGCATATTTACGATAATCTGAAGTACCTGTTGGAGTATTTTTAACGGCATCATCATAACACGCTTGAAGATTTGTATATTGTTGACCGTTCACCGTTTTTGAGTTGATGACAGGGGTGGCGACAAGTGTGGGTTTACCTTGCTTCCCACCACCAGTTGATAGTGGTGGTGTTGTTGTTGTTGATACAGTGTCATCTATTTTATTGGGTGCATCCCAAGCAGTATCTACACAATCAGTTGATTCTGAACTCTCTGTCGGTTTCACAAGTTTGAAAAATATTGATTGATATTCACAAACGGTTTTTTCATTACTTTTAATTGTTTTATTAGAAAAATCACCCATTTTAAATTTTAAATCAGTTTTATCGTAATACAAATACCAACCTTCATAATCAGTGTTATCCAAACCAATTAAAAAGTCATCTTTATTATTTGAACCCTTATAAATTATAAACTCGTGATTTCCAGTCGCATCTGTACCTAATTGGGTACTATCCAATTCAAGTTCGTTTGTAGTCGTGTTAATTTTTAAATGTTTAACGGCCTTATCACTGTTATATATAGCTTGATTTTTAAATCTAATTATATTAGTACTACCACCCGATGGAATTAATCTAACGTAATTGTCAACGTCATTTCTACTAGTACTATTGTAAATTTCTTCAATAACATCTTTTCTTACAGAATTCGAAAAAAGGTGAAAATAATTAACACCGTAATCGGCTACAATATCCGATTCCCCTTCGAATGTACCTGGTTTATACGTATAACTCAAAGGTGTTGTTGAATCCAAAGTCGCAGAAAGATCGCTCGTTTGTATATTCCACGCTTCAAACCCATCGCCTATTTCTGGTGTTAATTTAACTTCTTCACCGTTCTCTTCCAACGTATAGTATAAATCAACTATGTTATCACCAATGGCACTAAAATTTCCATCACCCGTAAAAGTAACCTTATTATCAATTGAATACGACGTATAAGCCGCCATTTGATTATCTCTAGATACCTCTTTTGTCATTTTAACTTCATAAGAACTGTTTTCGTCAGGTCTAACTGACCATTTTGCAATGATTTTATCTATACTTTCAAAACCAGCTTTATTGTCCCATACAATCGAAACGTTCACGTTTTTACTAAGTTCATTATAATCGTAGTTTCCATTACTATATTCCCTTATAGCGTACCCAGACGTACTCGTTCCATTATCACTCTTATCGGGGTTGAGTGTTCTTTTAATACCCTGAACATTTATAACTGGTCCACCACCACCTGGTGTTGGTGTACCACCGGAAGGTGAAGGTGAAGACGAAGGTGATAATTCATCGTACCTTTTATATACTATATAAAGTGTTACAATCAGTGTTATAATAAGAAGTCCGTAAAAGACATATTTATTAGTACTACTCATCTTATATAGTATACATTTACATTTTTAAATTTTAATTAATTATACCCATAATTATTATTTAGTGAACCACAACCCGAAACCTATTCTTGTATCTCATTATTACAAGTAAAACCGTTTCCATCCAAGTCCATTACAGGAACTATTTCTTCACGTTTTTCATATTTACCATTCGAAAGGGCACCTCCATTGGCATTTGTATGTGTAATTTTCGTGTATTTTTGACAACGCCAACTATATTTCATATCATTTGGTGCATATTCTTCACACTCACCGTTGGGTATATAATCTGCCTTAGTGATCGAAAGCGCATCAGACTTGAATGTTGGTACATCGTCCCCCTCAACCATTATGAAATCTATAGATTCCTTTTCACAAAACGATAATTCACTCGCCTTCTTTAAACAAACTTGAGCGGTATAGCTATTATTACCGCTATTATTACCAGCAAATGAACTACTAGTGTACTTAACTTTTCTCACACACATAAACCGCTCTGTATTAACCGAGTCCTGAAAACGAATGTATTTGACGGTAGTATTATCGGATTCATAAACAGGAACAATATTGAATATATACGAATTTTCTATATTATCGGTAACTCCGATATAAGGATTGACCGTTGCATCATTTCTAGAGGCATCGTCATAAAAGTCGACAAAGTTTACTCTTGGACTTATTTGTAAATTTATACCAAGTGTCAGTCCAGCAACACCAACACCTTTCTTAACTGTTTCATCTTTAGATACATAAGCAAGTTTAATTTTGCTTTTTTGAACACTTCCATTAGTATCAACAACGGGTATTAATCGAATATACCCATCTGGATTACCTGATCGTGCACCGTTTGAATCTGACGATGTATCGATTACATTTGAAATTAATAAGTTCGATATATCATTCTTAAAAAGTTTAGAATATATTTTATAATTAGTATTTTGTTGATTTTGTCCTAACGAAATATCACTTTTAATAGGTGTGTAAGTATACGTTTTAGGATTAACCATATCTAACGTTGCCGAAAGATCACCAATATTTATAGTCCACGGTGCATAATTAACTGAATCCACATCTGGTGTTAATTGTTGATCTGTAACGGTAGACGTAGTATAATATAAGTGAACTATATTATCACCAACCGCACTGAATTCTGTTTCATCAACAGTTAAGTCTGTATTACCCGTAAATGATATAGTATTACCTCGCGAATAATCTTTAAAAGCATCTTGATCATCCGATTTTATCATGGTTTTGGTCATTCTTGGAACGTAATCAGTATCTCCGTCACCCTTAACCTGCCACACCGCTTTTAACTTCGTCACATTATCAAAACCACCTTGGTTATCCCATTTAAGGGTTATAACAACGTTTTTGGTAAGTTCGTTATAATCAAAATTATCAGTTCCGTTACTATATTCCCTTATAACATACCCCGACGTTGATGGACTCGTCCCGTTATCACTCTTATCGGGATTGAGTGTTCGCTCTATACCCTGAACATCTATAGTTGGACCACTTGGTGTAGGTGCTGGGGATGAGGCTGGTGAAGAATCCCCTTTTTTATATACCATATAAAGTGTTATAATCAGTGCTGCTATGAGAACTAAAACAAAAATTAGCGTACCACTCATTTTATATTGTATATTTATATTTTAATTACCTGAACCTTAACATTGTGTAGATTCGTATCGTCTGTCAGTTTTAGTTGTTTCGTTATTGTGGCCTACAATATTCCGCCACTGCTGTCCGTCTGTCATCTATTGTTGAATCAATTACTGTTCGATCGGTGTCAGACATAGGTGCCATGAATATATCCATGCTATTATATGTACACGAATCTCCCATATCGTCTATTTTCATCATTTTAAATTTATCATTTGATGTACTAACTTCCGTATCAGGTTTTTCAAAAATCAAAAAGTGATCTTCACCGCCTATATTTTGTTTAAATCTATAATGATCAGGCTTAGAACCATCTATTATTTCAAAAATGCTAGGGGTTTGGTCGGAATTACTTCCTGCGTCCCATCCGTTCTTAAGCCAATTGTTTTCATTAGAATCTGTATACACGTATCCCGATACTTTTTCACCGTTATGTTTATATAAAATAAATTTTACTTGATTATTAGCACCGTCAACAGGTACCATGGAAACCGTGTGAGAATTGTTGGTGTTCTCCCATTGTGTCCACTGACCTTCAAGTTTTATAGCGGCATTATACCCACCAACCGGCCACATTTGGTATTGTTTTGTGAACATATCCTTTTCAATTTCCATACCCCCACGAGATGGTGTCCATGTATACGTCGACGGTTTTACCATACCAATGGTTCCCGAAAGGTCGGTTATACCTATAGTCCATGCATCAAAAGTGGTTGAATCCGTTTGCGTAGGTGTTAACTCTACTTCAACACCCGATGTACCTGCAAGAACGTAGTATAAGCGGATTATATTAGTACCGACTGCACTAAACGAACCATCGGCTACTAACGTCAGTGTATTATCCGTAAAATTAGTAAAATATTTAGTAACGGTGGTATCACTTTTTGTAAATTCCTTTGTCATTTTTGCTACACTTGTAGTACTATTTGTAGTACTATGGTGCCACTTAGCTATTATCTTTTCAACGTTCTCGAAACCACCCTTATTCTTCCATTGTAAAGTCATACTTACGTTTTTACTAAGTTTATTTAAATCGTAATCGTCCGGTGAACCGTTACTATATTCTCTTATAGAATACCCCGACGTTGATGGACTCGTCCCATCATCCTTTTTATCGGGGTTGAGTGTTCGCTCTATACCCTGAACATTTATGGATGGACCACCACCACCTGATGAAGGTGTTGGTGAAGGTGCTGGTGAAGAATCCCCTTTTTTATATACCATATAAAGTGTTATAATCAGTGCTGCTATGAGAACTAAAACAAAAATTAGCATTCCACTCATTTTATATTGTATATTTATATTTTAATTACCTGAATTATGAAATTGTTAAGTGTTACTCAAACACCAAGAATTCTTGTCAATTTGTGAATTTGGAAATTGAGAACTATCACAACATTTATATTGTTACAAACTTAAACATTTGTGATGTTTCACCAGTTTCTCCAATTCCAGATGTACTAAGACCAGTTGCGCACCCTAATACATATGGTCTTGCCGATGTGAATTTATCGCTCGTATGAGGGTGACATTTTCTCCAAACATCTTGGGTTTTGACTTCTATAAAATAAGTGTCCACATTAAGCTTTCTCGTTTTATATATCATTCCAAAATTGTTACTCATACTACATCCGGTGTATTCATAAGTCCAATCATATGTACATTCCTTATCTGTACTTTTATTTTTTAGTCTAATTTGGTCAGGATCTGAATCATGAATGACCTCAAATTTATAACTATTTGTAGATCCTTTACCAGACCTATTAAAACGAATTCCATTACCTGCTGTCCATTCTCCCCACAAATCACTACCTACATTTTGAATATAGTATGTACCCTCATCTGGTCTACCAGTAAACGAAACAGTCGAAGATGTCAGTGGTTGCGTTGATGATGATGCCGATTCGGACGCCGATTCTTGTGATGAACTAGCCAACTCGGAATTATCTGAACCATCTGAATTCTGAGATGATGCCAAGGTATCCATACACATGTTTGCAGTGTATGTATCTTCTTCAGTCACTATTATATCCATGGATTGATATTCCTGTTCATTCATATCATTTATATTCTTAAACATCAACTTTCCATCAGTTTCACCACTATAAACCAAAAATTTACCTTCATTGTCTGTACCAGATGGTTTAAATCGTTTACTTTTATCGAACGAACCTTCGAGCATTTCGAATATAATTACATTCGAACTTAACTTATCAACTAAACCAATAGTACCATTATCATCAACGGTTCCAAATAAAGAATCTTGAAGTTTAATACTAAACTTGGAATTTGAATCTTTGTTAGGTACAATATAAAATTTTCTATCACCGCCGATTTCGAGGTTAACATCAACAAGATTTTTTGTAACCATATCTAATATATCACCTATGCTACACATGTACATGTGATACCCCTTACCTGTAAAATCTGCTGAAGTTTTTGTTTCACCACCTGTCGTATCGTACGTATATATTTCGGAATCTGCTAATTTAAGTGATCGATCGAGATCTTCCTTCTTTATTTCATTTTTTTTCATATCACTCGACGTTAATTGTACTTCTATACCTAACTCGTTTTTATAGTATAAATGGACTTCATTTTCACCCGTAATATCGTACGTATTATCCTTACCATAAAACACAATTTGTAACCCCGTTTTATTTTTTTTGAATAGTTTTGGATAATCATTCTTCTTAAAAATAATTTCTTTCTTCTTTTCACCACCAACAAATCGACGTGCTATTATTTCTTCGAATTTACCAAATGCATTTTCATCGTTTTGCCACTGTATACCAACGTCTATATTTTTAGAAAGTTGAGTATAATCATCTTTTGCATCGCCACCACTACCACCTGGTCTTTCTGCTGGGTGTATTTCTTTTATTAAAAAATTAATCTCTATTTTTGGAATAATAATTGGGTTTGTAAAAAAGTAATAACCTCCACCTACTAAAAAAGTAAGCATACAACAAATTATTATCAAACCGATCATAATTTTATTATAACCTTTTATTTTATTTTAACTACTTTGAAGTATTCGACGCCCATCTAGGTATATTATATCCATCATATATTTTTTCAAACATGTTTACCATTCATTTCACGTTAAAAATGTTTGAATTTTTATAAAAATTATTTAAGACATATTATTATGCTTTTCCAATTTCAAACTTTTCCAAATCCGTTATAGTACCTTCTTTACACTTAATTTGGTACTGTTTATCTGTACAATATTTCCAATTGAGCCCACCATCTGCCGCCGGCCCTTTTCCTCCATTTCCCATAAGTGAATATGTACCATCACTATTATTAATAATTTTATACTTTTCCCAATCCCCTATATTAGTTTTATCACATGCAATATAATTGGCTAAATCTCTACAATATTTTCCATTATTAGCTTTAAACGAATATGTACCATCATTATTCTTATTAAAAATAAACCTTGTATCAAAATCAATTTTATTATCTTTATTACAATAAACTTTATTTCCCGTCTCAAGCTTACAATATTTTCCTTTACCCCCTTTCATATAAACTTGTTCACCCGTGGGAATTCCTTGTGGAGGAGGTGGAGGAGTGGAAGTAGCGGTAGCAGTTGAAGAAGTAGCGGGGGAAGAAACTACTAGGCCAGTTTCTGCATCATAAAAGTTAAACTTTTCCAAATCCCCAATAGTATCACTAATACATTTAATATTTTTACCGGTATTGATACCAGAACAATATCCTCGGTCACTTTTTATTGATTTTATTGAATATGTACCATCGTCATTGCTGATTATTTTAAACTTTGAATCATCTGTGATTTCTGTATCACTACAATAAATATTTTTACCCGCCGACTCTTTACAATAATTATAGTATGGACCCCCTTTAAAAGAATATGTACCATCGCCATTATCGAATAATCCAAACTGTTTCCTCCATTTCTCTGTGGAATTACATTTAAATTTGGTACTGTCCCAAGCACACCAACCATTCGACCCTTTCATATAAACTTTATCCGGAAGTCCTAGTCCTGATTCAGAACCAATTTTATCAGAAGTCTGTTCATATATGTCCCAGTCTAAATAACTGTCATGTGGGTGTGGACCCTTAATATTACTAGCTGTCTGCCCATGGGGAATTGGTTTAGTTGAAAACGTGTAACAATTATTTCTGTTATCCGGTTCTTGAGTATGATAATTAAAAGATTCACACTGGGGGTTTGTTTCACACTCGTATTTACATTTATTGAGCGTTGCATTTTCAAATTTTCCTAAAAGAGTTTCAGCCCATGTCCCCGCATTTGTATTCCCACTAAACTTCGTTCCCTCATATATTTCCCATGTAGTGTCGAGCGAGGCGTCGGCGTCGGTCGCTGGAGGACCAGGTGGAGGAGCAGGTGGATCAGGACGGATCCATATCTTACGTTCGAATTCAGTCGTTGTTGTGTTATCTTTTGTAGGACGAACCTTGGCTAAAGCACAAGAAGTTTCCCAATCCCCAGATTCTTCTGTAAATTCTAAAGATTTACACTCGTCCTCCTTCTCACATAGACTTTGACATTGTTCGAGTGTTATTCCTTTTTGAATCGTGGCACCCTTCAATGTGGCATCTAAGCCCGTCTTGTAGTTAACATTCACCCAATTATTTTCCATTACAGACGCATCGAAATAACCTTCATCCGTCTCGTTCCCCGTCCACTCAAACCAGGTCTCACTAACAGTATCGTCTAGTGTGATAGGAGTTTTGGGTATATTATAAGTGTGCACGAAATTTGGATTTTTACCGCTACCTTTATTCTCCGATTCTTCAATCATTATTTTTGAATTTTCTAATATTTTCCAACCTGGTGCATATATAGGTTTATAATACGATATTTCGATTTTTTCGATTTTATTATTTTTTTTAGAAATGGTAAATACCCTATCACCAAATCCCACACCATCGGCGGCATTTAGAGATTTCTTAATCCATTGTGCGAAGCTGTTATTCTCCACAAACATGTTATCCAAATCCTTTCCTGGTTGTTTATCTATTTTTATATATATGTCATCGTTGTTATTTTGACTGAGCAGTAATTTACCATCGACTTTTATCCATTGAATTTCTAGATCCCCTTTGTAAGAAAGCTTATTCATAACAAAAGCGTACTCGTAGAGTTTATACGTGTTTACAGTTGCTTCAGTCAGTTGTTGAAAAGTCAAATCGTCGCGTTCTTTCTTATTAAAAAATCCTCTATCCGCAACTATTTTGGATTGATCAAATGGAATTGTTTTTGTTAAAAGAACGTTATTATCGTTTTTTTCATTATAATAAAGTTTTACAGTTAAACCATTACTTGGGTAACTAGTAAACGTATACCCATTCACGATTTGTATCTGATTATTTGTAAAATTTCTAAACAAGTCTGGTCTATCTGTTTTCGTAATTTCCATATCGTCTATAAGTATATCACCTCCAAAACCGAGAATCCATTTATCCACTACACCTTCAATAGATCCCTTATTTTTCCATTTAAAAGTTACATCACCTATTGTATACTTTTCCTTAGCGTAATGGTTTTTGTATAGTATATACACGATCAAAAGTATACATAATATGATAAACAATTCACTACGTGTTATCATTTTATATAGAATGAGATAATTTATTTACGTACACTCTCCTGAAAATAAAAAATAAAAGTATATTATAAAATGAATACCAGACCAGTAACAACTGTTATTCTCGAAGCACTTATTATAGGTATAATGTTACAATTGATTTTTATGGGAGTAACGAGATTTGTATATAAAGGTACGGGTGTTTTGATACTCTCGGGTGCGTTAATACATTTACTTTTCGAATATTCGCCGTTAGGTAATATGAATGAAAAATGGTGTAAAATTATATTTAAATAAAATTTACTCTAAAAACAAGTTCATTTCTTCTAAAAGAGAATCTTTATCTCGAATTGTTTCAAATAAATCGTCGTTCAAATCTTTCAATTTATATTCAATCTCTTTATTATACTCATCAAGGTATGCTTTGTAAAATTCTCTTTCATTGCCTACATTGTGTCCCTTATCCAAAAGATTACCAATGGTATATCTCGATAAACGAATACCAATATCACTCGCGCGTTTTTTAACAGCCATAGTTCTAACATTTGCTGTAATTCTTTGTCTCGGTTTAGTATTACGAATAAGTCTTTGTATTTGATCAATACGAATATCCAATCTTCGAATTTCAGCCTCGTCACCTTGACGCGAAGCCATTTGAAGTCTTCTCATGTCTCTCATGAACACTTGATCGTTCAACATTTCTCTCGGGACCTGTATTTCTGGTAATAACATGGTAACCATATCGTCCAACTCATCAGCATCGGCCATGAGAACATCGTCGTCATGGTTACCACCTTGATTCGAAGGTGCGTCTGCATCGGCATTTTGTAATTCTTGGTCGGCATTTTCATAATATCTATATCTATTTCCCCGTTCCGTTCGTATTGGCGAAAATGGTACAGGTATTCCCCTTGTATCATCAGTCATGATATTTCGTAATATAAATTCCTCATCTTCATCGGTTTCTGAATCGTTATTTGAATCAGTGCGAGATATAGACTCGTGTACTTTTTTAATTGAATTACACATTTCAAGATAATTTCCTTCCGGTATTACCATTGAATTTAAATCAATCAAACGCATTAAATTGGTAAGTTCTTCCATTTTTAATAACTTATTTTTTTATAAGTTATTATTTGGACTTAGGTTTATTTTATTTTATTTTATGTGAGTGGAGGAACACCATCTATACTAACGTCGTAAAAAATATCTACCATATCATAAACTGAGTTATTGAAGTTGTTAATTCGAATAATTTCATTTTCGTATTCATCGAGTTGTTGTATATATTCTTCTCTTTGACGTAATCTATGAGAATTCGTTAAATTTAAATAGTCTTTAAAAAAATCATCCTGTGGGTGATAACCTAATGTATTTAAATCCTCTATAGTATTACAAAATGGTAGTTCTAAAGCATCACAATATGCGTGAATAGCTTCTCGCTTGAAAATGTTAGTTATTCTAATACGAGGTTTTGTAAGATTAATGAGTTTTTTATATTCTTTACGTTTTCTAACGAGAACCATACACCGTTCAAAAATAACATCCATCGGGTTAATACGTAAACTAGATGGTAATGTACGAGTTCTACGAGTTTGAGTTTCCCTGTTTCTAAATATGTCTCTTAGTGTATTACACATATCTAAATAATCACCTTCGGGTATTTCTTCAGAATGATTGTCTATAAGCGTCATGATTTTATGAAGTGAATTAGTATTAGTAGTAGACATTATTACAATCTATATTTATTTTTTTAATAGCATATTATTATATTCTTCGAGATAACTTTTATAAAATTCATATTCGTTAGAAACACATGGGTCTTGACATACCAACTGTTTCCAATTAGTAACACTTTTTAAACCAAGTTCTTTACATCTCTTATCTATAGCCCATTGCTTAACAACTTTAGTAACGCGTTTACGAACAGGTATACTATTATTTTCTTTTTTTAACTTATCATGTTTTTCTTTTTCCAATTCCATACACTTTGATTTATAATACGAAAGTTCATTACAAATTTTTGTATAATGACCCAAAAATTTGTAAAGTTCGGGATGTTTATCCTTGGTAGTAGACATTTATTATTTACTTTTTTTCAATAAAAGTAGTGCTTCAACAGCTTTTCCAATTTCCTTATGTTTTAAACAAAATCCGTTCTTACCAGCTCTGCAATAACAGTTCTCGTAGGGACAGTTTGGTCTCATTTATTTAATTAAATTTTAAAGTAGTATTTTATCCACTTAGGTTTCAGAATCACTCAAAATTTCTCCTTCTTCAATTTCATCGTCAGTTTCTTCATCATCACTATCAATAATATCCTCGTCATCATATTCTAATTCATCATCCAACTTTTTTTCCGATTCTTTAACATCGTCAATATTTTCGGGTAAAATGTTATAAAGTAAAGTCCAATCAATATATTTTTTTAATTCGTAATCATCTATGAGATCATCCATAGAAATTTTATCACACACGTTCCAGTCATCTTGGAATACACCTTTCCAATATCCAATATCTTTGTATTCAATTTTCCCGGGAAAGAGTTCAACAGATAAATTTTCACCTTCTCTAAAACCATCTTCTATGAGTTCGTCGTTTTTCTGTTCCATGTAAATGTTATACATGTGTTCTAAAACACCGACAGGAGTTCTGTAAAATTGAAGTTTTGGTTCGTGAAAAAAAGTGATGAAATGGGATTCTCCATAAGACGTTTCGAGTTTTCTCTTAGAAATACCGATATACGCGAGAAACCTTTTATTGTTAGAAGGTATGAGATGTTCTGGGTATCCAAATTCGGCGCGAAGTCCATAAACGTCTGTCGTTTTATCGACTAATTTAGTGCATAAACTATTTAAATGTGTAAGTTGAACGAGTGTGGTAGAGTTTTTTAAAAGTTCGTGTGTAAGATTATTCATTGTATATATAACAACATGGTGTGTTTTGTTTAAGTAAGATTAATTGATTGAATGTGTATAATATTTATTTTATTGATCAATATTAGTTTTTTGGCATGGTATAGAGAAGTTCTCCCCAGTTACCAACACTTTTCATTTTAATATTATTTTTATCAATAAAACGTTCACCAGATTCAATGTCTGTGAAATATTTCTGTAAATGCAAAGTCCACAAATCCCTGTCGTCATTTGAAATGTTTCGAGGAATAATTATAACACGCTTAGCGTGAATGTTAACTTCCTTATCACTCGAGTTTAATTTGGATAAAAGTATTTCAAGAAATGGAAGCATGACTTCTTCACATCCTTTATTTTCATGATAAAATTCAACAGTTCGAATATCATCACGAACTCCCATTTTACTTAAACCAATAAAACCCAGATATTTTTTTTTAGAATCTTCAGATTCCCATGGAAAGTCTTCATTAGGTTTAAGTCCCCAAATTTCAATTTCAAGTTCACGTCCACTCAAAATATTCGAAAAGACATCGTTCATATCTTTAATTTCTTCGAGTTTAGTATGTTTTTTCAAAAGTTGATAATAAAGAGACATTATAAAATATTTATTTTTATTTGTTTAATTGATTTTTACATTTCATCTATTCGACTTAGGTCTTCGTTATTCATTAAAATTTCTTCTGCTAAAATCTGATAAAAAGCCATTTTATATACAAAAAACCCAAAAAGTGTCGCACCCATATTAAAATCAAAGGGTAAATCGCGCGAATTCCATACCGATTCTCCTAAAGCAAGAAGTGTAGGTACTAATAACCTTTTATTTAAACCAAACGACTTTTCTATATTATCGACGTACGATGAAAGTGAATCTATATAAACATAAGAAGCAATAGTACCCAGACTCGCGGATATACCATCTATGGGTGTATGAAAAATAAAATGATACGTCGAAACTGCGGCACCGTATCTCAAAGTTGATTTTTTTATTTTGGATTTTATATTTTCATACTCGGTTATACCATCTTTTCGTTTTTTGGGACATGATATTCTAAGTGTTTTACTACCGGGGTTTATTATATTTAACATTAATTAATATACATTACAATTTATTCGTTAAGTATCTAATATGTGATATCGATATTAATATTTTCATCGTTAAAATATTTTCTTTTAAATTCACGTTCTTTATTTAAAAACTCTTCACATCTGTTAACTGATTCGTATATACGAACTTGTATTTCAGTTAATCTATCTTCGTGTGTAAAATTATCTTGTTTTCTAGACATTTTTCTCCATTTTTCACCGAAAAGGTTTATGTATTTCAAATTACGCCTTTCGTATTCTAGTTCATTTAACATTGTTCTATATAAAACCAATGAATATGAATCATATTCTTCACGTTCAAAATCTTCGTGACAAAACTCCTCGTATGCTAATGTTTTCATACGTTGATAAAGTTTATTATTCACCCCATTTTCTTTTCCATTTTCTGGCCAAAGTTTCGAGTCTTTCTTTTGAGAATCGTGTATTTCGTGATTGTTTTTCCGGGGCTCCTGGACACACAAGGTTTTCGTATTCGTATTTTTGAGATTTTTCCCATATAATCCTTTGAACGTCTTCACAGAGTTCATTTGTCGCTTGACAGAAAGCAATTTTGTAGTCGTGTGTGTGTAAGTGGATGTAATCCATTTCATTTAGTTAATATTGATATTTTTCTTTTTTATATTTTTTCGACTTAGGGCGATATTGTGTAAAGGATTTATCAAATTTAGGATACTCTACTATAATCATTTCACCGTTTTCATTCGTAGCTAAAAAATCACTAATAGAACTTGATGGTGATAACATCATATCGTGATTATATTTATTTTCAGAATGTAAATGTGATTGTGATAATGAATATATTGAAGGATTACTACGTAACGACTTATTAGATTTTGATTTAAATAATTGACATACACTCGAATAAAAAGTAAACATATAACTGTTTATATTTAGTTTTATTTTTTTATATACTAAATACAAGATGGTTTCACTCCAGGAGTTACCTAAAAAAATACAATATATATCAATAGATTCAAATTATGTAAATGGTACAAATAATACATTTTCTGTAGATTTTAACTTAACATCCAATACCCATATATCTGATATGAGTAAAGTGTGTGGTTTCAAAGTGGTTGATTTCTATTTAACACAGGTAGGTACAACAAGTGGTGGTACAGGTAATGGTGCAAAATACGTCGATATAATATGTGAAGATATACCAAAACCCGCACAAATACTTGATGAACGTAAAGGTTTAATACTAAATCGTATGGCGTTAGAAAGACAATTTGACGGTAATTCAAATCATAAAATGCATGATAAACAATGGAAAGGATTTAATAGAGCTACAATTTTATTTAACCCTATATCTATACAAAAACTTAAATTCGAATTATACGAATTACAAGGGAATGGTGATTATGTAAAATTACAACCCGATGCAGAATGGTACATGACTTTAGAAATTACAACAATAGACGTAAAAGAAAAGCCGGTAAATAGAGAAGTTCAGATATTAGAAGCTTTGCACAAACTTATCGGAAAAATAGATGATCTCAATATAAATGTTGAGAAACTCCCCGATAAGAATGATATCGAAAAAATGGAAAAGGAAAAAAGGAAGAAAATCCCTTTATTCTATCTTTTTTTAACTTTGGGAATAATCGCTAGTGGTTTTTATTTCTTAAACCGTAAAGTTCAAGTCCCACAACCACAAATACCCATTCAACCTAGATTTTAGTATTTATTCCGTTGTCTTTTTAGTAGCGGCTTTTTTCTTTGGTGCAGCAGCTTTCTTCTCTGGAGCTGGGGCTGGGGCTGGGGCTGGAGCTGGAGCTGGAGCTGGAGCTGGAGCTGGAGCTGGAGCTGGAGCTGGAGCTGGAGCT